CTCGTTTACTTTGGCCTCACGGTAAAACATTGCGTTCAGTCAGTTGCAAGAAACGCATGACCTTAAAAACCCAGAAACGCACTCCTAAATAAACTTTCATAACATTTAATAAATGGGTCTCACTTGTAAACGCGGAACACATCCCCGCAAATCTCATACTCGTAAAGCATATACTCGCAAGACTGGAACACATGTAAAAGCTATTCGTGTCAAAGCCGCTTCTTGCGTTCGTGGATACAAGGGTCCTGGAAAAGGTATTGGTACTCTCAAAAAGGGAATGTTAAGTAAATACGGTTACATGACATCTAAATCTTCTCGTTCTCGTCATATCGCATTAAACGCCGCCGTCAAACACGATGGTCCTCTTTCCGTCTACCGTCGTTTGAATGCCCTTGCCGTTTACACTAAACGCACTGCTCCAACTACTTCCAAAACTGCATTAGCAGATCGTGCTTTTGTTGCTGAAAAAGTAGGATACAAAGCAGGAGAACGTAAAATGGATTAAATATTATTCATTATTACTTTATAACACAACAATGGTGAAATTTATCTATCGCGATGATATCATCAAATCACAAGAAGAACCTCGGGTTACTCTTCCTTACTTTACTAAGTATGAGTATACCGCTTTATTAGGTGAGCGAGTCGACCTCCTTTCTAAAGGTGCTCCTCCTATGATTCCTATCCAGGAATTCAACCGAGATGATCCGCGTTTACTTTGGAAAATTGCCGAACGCGAAATCCTTGAACGAAAACTTCCTGTCATAATTCATCGCGAACTTCCTGGAGGTCGTTCAGAATACTGGAGTTTATCAGAACTTGAACTTGCCTGGTAATAATGGAAGACTCGTTAAAAAAGTTAGAGAACACTTCGGAGACATCCAGCGACATCGCAAATAGTTGGAATAGTTCTCACGAGACTTTACTTGCTTCCATTGGAGACAAAGCAAATTGTATGCGATGGATGCACACTCAATCACAAGTGTACTACGATAGATGGAATTTTTGGCTTTCGGTTCCAAGTGTAACTTTGACTGCGTTTGCTGGTTCCGCTACAGTCAGTATAACCATCATTTCACCGAATATTCAAACGGGAATAACCGTGGTCATCGGAATCATTACTATTTTAACCGGCGTCCTGACCTCTATTAACCAACTCATAAAAGCACCTCAATACTCTGAAGCACATCGTATAGCGTCTATCGCATATGGAAAACTTTTTCGCGTGATTTCGAATGAACTTGCTTTACGAAGAGACCAGAGAGTGAACGCACAAGACTTTTTGAAGATTGTTCGAACAGAACAAGATAGACTGGAAGAATCTTGTCCCGTTATTCATTCAAACATCATTCGTCAATTTAACAGAAAAGTAGAAACCAATGTTACACTTGAAAAACCTGAAATAGTTGGAGAGTTAGATCATATAAACATAAATATATCATCTAAACCTGTGAAAGGAATACCTCGTCAGATTTCTGTTTCATCTGCAGTAGGAGATACTAACATACCACCTTTACCTTCTTCACTTTCCACCATTCCCAATCATGGATAACTGTTCAGGTGTGGGTGGAAATAAGAGGAGAGGAATAGGTGATTGTCCTGGATCTACCCATCGTGCTGGATCGTAGGATAATGTTTCATTAGCCATTTTGAGATCTATTTCAGTAGAAGCATCAAATCGTGGATCGTTCTTTTGGAGAGCAGAGTATTGTGCTAAAATACCGTCGTGAGAAAACATGTAAGAAGTATCAGCGTCAAATGAAATGCGCATTCCTAAAACGACTAAGAATACGGCAGTTAAGTAGTATTTATGGTAGAGAGTAAAGACGATTATTGACAACCAAATAATACGAGCGAACGTAGATTGGGCGACAAATAAATCTAAAATAAATCGTGGAATGCCTATGATTGCAGTAAAGGCGTATAAGGCAATCACGACAACGGATGCCTGAATATCTTTGGGTGTAGCAAGCATCTTTGTTAAAACGGAACAAGAAATATACTGGAAAAGGATAAGAACATAAAAGGATGTCATTCCCTATTCGTTGCAACTGTAATAATGTTATTGGAGGCAAATGGTTGAAGTATCTTGAACTCGTAGAAGAGGGAAAGAAAGAAGACGGTCGCAAGGACGATACAATTCCCTATTTGACAAAAACAACCACTAAAACAGCAGAAGGTCGTGCGATGGACAAACTTGGTATAAAGCTTGAATGCTGTAGACGAATGTTTCTTACCCACGTAGAACTTTTCTAGGATCTAGATAATGTCAGTAGCTTCACCTACACCTTGGCCACATACACAAAACTTTGCTACAGGTCAGCAAACATTTCAGGCCCGACGACCTCTTTCTTCAAATGAATCTTTGGCATTACGTAAAAAGGCCATAGAACAGGCCTTAAATGCTCCTCCTGTAAACACAATCAATTTACAAGATAGTTCTGAATTCACTGCTCGTGTTCGCAAACTTGCTTCACGTGATTTGGATCCTATTTTTAAATTAAATCAAAATGGTATAGTTATTCGTGAACCTAATCCAGTCATGAAAGGCGGTGGAACAGTTCCTAATAACACTTCATCAAATGTGGTTGCTCGTCAAGCAGGTAACGCTTACTCCGCAAACTACTACAACTGGTCACCACAACAAGAATACCAATCAGCAGGATGTTCTACCCTCTTGAATGATAACGTTACATTTCCACGCAAGGTTGTCTGCGCTACTCCACAATTTCCAAGAGGTTATGGAATTGTTCAACCTTATAGTCAGCGTATTCGATTTGGATTAAAGAAGAATGATAATAAAGGTGTTATTTCAAGACATACTGGTAGTTTAGCAACATCATCAGGTCAATGCGATCTTACAACTCTTTATTGAGAAACTCGTTCTCCATTTCCGAATTCTAAACTAGAATATTCATCAAAGTTGTTATCGAGAAGTTCTAATTCAAGGGCAAAAGAGTGTTCGGCTCCGTTGAAGTCTATGGTTCGTCCATCGTGTCGGCGCCATCGAACTGTTATGCGGTCTAAACGAGCAATAGGTGGATTATACACACGATAGTTGAGTGGAGAAGTTCCTGAACTATCTTGGAAGAATAAGTATTCACCTGTATTATTGGTTAATGGAATCTTTGCAAATGCTCCATCAATACGACCTGCTTGACGACCATCAAGACCTGTTTCGTCTAATTTGTTGAGACCTGCTATATCCATAAGGATGTAGGTATCTGGAGCAGGGTTCATTAAGAAATTTCCTGTTACATTAGGAAGTGTTTGTAAAGCAAGTTGAGATGTGTTGGTGTAAATTTGTGTGTTAGAAGATTGGTAGTTGCTCTGGTAAAATCCAAGGTAGTATCCGAGACCCCAACCAGTAGATAAGGCAGTGTTTTGACCTACTCCGCAATTTACAGTTTGAGAAGCAGTAAAGTTGATAGAAAATGAATCATTTGAATTGGTACTGTAAATAGAAGCAATACTTGTAACTGGATTCCAGTATGTTTGAAGAGGCATATTACTTAATGTTCCAAAAGCATTGTTCATACTTTGAGTAAGAAAAGAAGGAAGAGTGGTAATGGTATAGTTTCCATCTGGAATCTTAACTGTTTGTGTAGATGGAGAACCTCCGCTTGGAGTGTATGTCATTGTGAAAGATGTGTTGTTCTGACATGCTGCAAACTGATTGTAAGTAAATGGAAGTTCGTAGGAACGTAACGTCATGGAGTAAATATTGGAATACACTGCTGGAAAAAGAACAGTGTAATTACCAGGAGATGATGACTGAGTAATTTGACGATCACGAGAATCAATCACAATCGTCTTTTTGATTTTACGCCATACCTTCTTTGGTGAAGACATGTTCTGAGGAACACCATTTATTAACTGGTTTCTGTTCATCTTTATTTACAAAGAATATATAAATGTCGGCAGAAATACTACATGTTATGCTGATACTTCGAAATCAAATAAAAATTTATCACTGGGAAACATTCTCATTTGGTCGTCATAAAGCAACTGACGAACTTGTAGAACGACTTGATGACAATATTGATAAGTTTACAGAAGCTTATATGGGTCGCTACGGACGACCTAAGTTTAGCGTATCTCTTGGAAAACTTCAGGTATACGATACTACTGACAAGAAGGCTCCTCAGTTATTGACCGAAGCAGTTCAATGGTTAACAAAACAATTACCTAAATATCTCAAGAAAGAAGATACTGATCTTTTGAACATTCGTGATGAAATTTTGGGGGATATTCAACAAGCTCGCTACTTATTTACATTACATTAATCTGTATTATATAATGTTGTGGGTCTATGCTGGACTCAACTTAGTGGAATGCGACAAACAAGCAAGATCCGAACTTCCAAAAGGATATACTGATCTATCTAAGACTCCACTGAACGAACTTGCCAAAGAATTAGAAACCGTTGTGTCTCATTTTCACGATGCCTTTATTTATCTTGGGTATGTGGATCCCTTATTAATGATGAACCCTCAGCATGATACTCGGTGTAGACCTGCTTTTCGTAAATGTACTGTTTCTATGGTTGTTTCCAATCCTTTGTTACTCCCCTTTTCTTGGAAAAACGGAACGGAAAGACTTACGGTAGTGGGGACAACAAAACAAGATGTTAACAGTTCCACGATTATCAACAACAGTAGTTCTACACATGTTCTCAATGAAGTTGGACACGGACGAGATGCTCCGAAACATGCCCCTCGCAAACGGAATAATAAAAATAGAAAAGAGGGGAATACTAAGACGGGGTGAATCTAAACGTGATCGAATCAAGCGTCGAAATCCAAAAGAAGTGACTACCTCTGGATTTGGACACAATTCAGTAACTGTCGTTGTTTTGAACAACGGAGGTGGAGAATTACCTGAAAAGGAAATCACTGTAAAAATATTTCACAACGGTGTATTTCATATGACTGGAGTTTTAGATAAACGATACGAAAACGATACTTTAGATATCCTTAAACGAAGTATGCATCCTGCATGTATCAAAGAAGGTGGATGGGAACACAAAGAACGACGAGTTCTTCTTATGAACTATTCAACTGCTTTCAAAGATACATTAAACATTTCCAGAGTAGCACTTCAACGATACTTTCAAGAAAAAGGTATTCAAGCAGAGTTTGAACCCGATGTATCGCCTTGTGTAAAAGTTGTGTTTCCACAACGCTGGACCGCATGTGTATTCCGCACTGGAAAAATCAATTTGACTGCCTTGAAGTCACAAGAAGATTGCGATGAATTCATCAAACTTCTTGAACCTCATTTGAATGCATATGCACAAACTATACCTGCACCTTCGTCTGAAACTCTGAGTTGTAGTAGATCATAATAATCAAATAAACTGCTAAAAATAAATTAATCAAAACAAGAGGAACCACTGTTTCCATTCCAAGTCTGTAAGGTTTAGAAAACAAGTAGTAACTAATTGCGACGAGAACGAACGCGACGAGTCCTACGACTAACCCTCCTAGATTTGCGTACACCTGCGTGCTTAGCCCTGCCATTATGATGTTTTCGGGTTTTCTTTTTGTGTCTTCGTCCTCCTTGCGCATGCAAAGGTGCTACTTGTTGAGGTGTAGCATGTCCAAGACTATCAAACTGAGCATCTGCTGCTGCTCGATTTTGTGTTTCTAATAATCCAGCATACATTGCCTTTGCATCTACACTTCCCGAAGAGACCATAGTTGGAACGTTTTTTACTTCGATTTGGTCTGATGCTCCGCCTTTTAACAACATAATTCTTTTTACTCGTGCTAAGTTTGCGATTTTTGCTCCACGCTTTCCACCAACTTTTCCACCCAAGTTTTTTACTGCACTTGCTTGTGTTGCTACCTTGTCAGCATTCGCAGCTGCTGCCGCAGTTATTGGAGATCCTGGTTTAATTTGTGGAAGTGCTCCTGGTTCTGTTATAGGTGGTGCTGGTGGAATAATAACGCCACTACTTACTGTGGTCATTTTTCGTATTATTTAAAGTGAAGAATAGAAAAGAGAACAAGATGGAAGACCCATTCAGCAACTTTACGGATAAGTTCCACAGTGCTACTGAAATTCAAAGTATGGTTCGTGATATGGACGATAGCAAAAGAAAGTATCGTGCCTTAAAAATTGCGAATCCAGAAGAATACATCAAAAAACTTATTGAAGAAAACCATGTTCTTCACTACAACTATCCTTCTATCTTCTTACTTCATGTAGAAGACAAGTTGGATGCTACCTTTTTCTACATGCTCAACCAGAAACGACGAGTTGAACGCGGAGAAATTACTGAAGATGATGCATCTAAAGAAGTAGGTAAAAAGTTATATACTCGTTGGGTAGAACCTACCATCCGACAAGAACCAGTTGAAAAAGTTGAATCATATGAAGAATATTATAAACGCATTCAAAATCAGAAGAAGTAATTTACTCTGCTTTCAATTCTGTTCGTAATGCTTCTAACATTTTACCTAATTTGTTTTCACCTTTCCATTTCTTTGGATCTTTTGCTACACTTGTATTTGCCGATGTTCCAATACCCCAGTAACGATCACGAGAATCAGCATTTGCTAGAACCTTTTCCTCAGTATCTAGAAGCTTCTTACGAAGGTCTAGATTTTGTGTAAACTTCGCACGCAATATACTCTTCATGACTTCATCTTGTTTTTCTTTCCATACTTCTTCCTTGAACTCTTTTACTTTATTACCGAATGATTTAGCAGACTGTGCTGATTTTGCTTTCAATATCTTAGCAAATGTTTCTTCGTCTCCAAATGTTTTTGCCTTGATTGCTTCAAATGCATGTTCTGCTGATTTGTACTCTATTCCATCCACTTTGAAGTTTGTTTCGTAGAAGTTTGAGAATTCCTTGTTTTCTGGTTCTTTTGAGAAGAAGAACAGAATTTCAGGAAGTGCGACCAACGGTTCTTTGACGATACGTTTACGTTTTATAGTTACCTTCTTCTCTTCTTCTTTTGGTTTTTCTTGTTCCTCTTCTTCAACTTCTTCCTTTTCTTCTGCTTCTTCAACTTCAGGTTCAGGTTCTTCTTCTTTCTTTGCCTCACCTACTCTCTTGAACGCAAATGTGCGATACAAGAAACTGAAGGTCTGTTCTGTTGTTTCAAGTATGATTCTGTTTTGTGAGGAGTAGATATCTCCAAACATCTTACTATCAATCAACTCAAACCCTGCTTCTTTCATGATTTCTTTCACTCTTTCGAATGGAACCAAATATTCTGGGGTTGGTTTCACAATAGATTCCAGGAGTACATCAATTTGTTGTCCGAACTCTTCTTTCCATTCTCCTACATCCTGATACTTCTTGGTTATTTCTGCGAATGTCTTGTTCTTTGAACGGAATGTATGTCTGTCTTTTCCTGCGAGCAACGAATACACTGCTTTTCCGTCCAAACAAGTTCCAAAGAATACGCTCTTACAGTGTTTCAAGTTTCCTACAAATGTTCTGAATACTTCTTCGGATTCACACGCATAGTGTAATGCAAACTGACAAGCTACTAAATCCCAGTCTTGAATGTCTCTGAATTCTGATAAATAAGGTGTAGTCGCTGGTTCTTTACCAAACACAATTTGTAAGTATTTTGATTCTTGTTCTTCGAATGGTTTTGTCATATCTCCTTGGGCATAAAGAACCTTGGGAAGATACTCTGTTGAACGCTTCTTTTCTTGTAAGTATCGCACACACGCACCTTGACGAGGCATAGATAAGTTGTTCGCTGATATATCTAGACCTAGAACCTTAGAAGGTTTTGAACGACGCCATTTATGCATATCTCCCCCTCTTCCTACTGCTAGTTCCAATAAGGTGTTTCCTGGAACAACATACGAATTGTATTGTTCCTCTTTGATACGATTGTGAAATCCGTATACATTCTTCAAAATGCGATCGCGAGAATCTACATCATCACGATAATATAGATCATCTTCATATGTATCGTCTGGTGGATTGGTAAATATATTCTTTAACATGTTTTCGGTTATAGGAACATGAATAGATGTCCAAATTGAGTCTGCTACATTAATATCATTTCCATATTCTGCTTGACCTAATATTCTGTATCGGTAAGTCTTGTCGTATCGTGTTCGCATAACATTCCATTCACGTGTATCTACATCAAATGAACATTCAATGATGGTATTATCTTCTACTTTATCACCTTTTCCATCCACTGGAACATTCTTTTCGTTCAACGGAACTTTGATGATGTAGGCATCAGGATCACGAGGTGTTGTCGGTTGAAACACCGAAGGAACACGAGACCCTGATTCTGCTAACTGTAAGAATTCTTGTGGCAATTTAGGTGGAACATATTCACCTGTCAAGGTCTCGCAAGGATACAGAATATCTACGCCTGGTGTTCTTCCAACATAGAGAGAACCTTTCTTTACAAGTTGTTTGCGATTGACATCGTATACTGGTGTTTCTTCAAACTTGACCAAGAAATCAATTGAGTTCTGGTGAGGTGGTTTCCATTTATAGACACGAGTCCATGTCTTTCCTTTTACATCAGAATGTGGTGCGACTGCTGAACTTCGTGGTGTAAAGATTAATCCGTCAGTTTCATATTCAAACTCTGTATCCAGAATACGCTGAATTGCTTCTTCCATAGCAGCACCGTCTCCTGCGAGAAACAACTTGGTATCAATTCGTAATGAACTTGTAGAATCCTTGACAAAGTCTCCTGCGATATCACGAATAAATTGTGTGGCAGTTCCTAATCTTGATGATTCTGGATTTTTCTTGATGTCTTCGTCTGTGGTGAATAACGGTAGATTTTTGACATCACGACCCTTGTAACGATACACATCAAATATACAGAAGAGGTTCTGTTTAGGTAAGTATTCGCCATCGAAGAAGTCGTTTACATGTGCTTCATTTCTTGCAGTTATTCCTGTGAATACCACTTGACCGTTTGGATTGACCCTTAATAATTTGAGGTCACGAGTTACAAATAATCCACATCGTTCTCTATCTGCTTTGTTTGTTACCGTGTATCCCTTCAAGATATTGAATGGACGGTCCGCAACAATATGACGGCGTTCAAGAGTGACTGGATTATAGAAGAGGTTTCCCGATGCTTTGAACTCTGTAGCGTATCGTTGAAGATCAGACAAAGGAAGAATGTGGTGTGTTTCTTGGTATGCTCCAATCAAGGTTTCCAAAATCTTGTACATCGATCGCATAATCTCTTTAGGTGGTCGTGGTTTCTTGCGTGGAGTGTATTCTACTTCCAACTCATATTGTGGTTGATTCTTTAGAACATCACGAATACCGTCTTTTGCAGAAATCTTGGTCTTTACCATCGACATATCAATACGAAACTCGTTTCCTGGAACTGCAAACGATTGACGATGTATGATACGAATCTGTGCCTTTGGATCATCTACATCACCGTTCCAGTCTTTCTTGAGATGCTTCTCTGATTTCAATGTAAATCTACAGAAGAAGTCTGGAACATCCAAAATATCCTTTTCTCCCGTTTCAAAGTATTTGGTCTTTCGTTCTACTTCTACCGGAATACTTGCGAATGATTTTGTTTTACATACATGGTGAATATACTTTGCTCCTAATACATGAACTCGGATATTATCTGGATAGATGACGGTAAGGCGTTGTTCTTCTGTGACTTCGGGGGCGATGGTTTTAATAGCGTTTATAATACGCTCTGCTACATCTCTTGTTTGGATTCGGCCTGCCAAAACCTTAGCTTCAAATTCGGCACGCTGATCTTTATTTGATAATTCTATGAATTTGGCGAGTTCCGCCGACTGGCGTGTTTCGTCCAGTGCTCGCTCCATTGTTACTTTCTTAGATCAAAAACACTAAACTTTACCCGTTTTTGCTAACTTTTCGTATTTACTTCTATCTGCATCTCTTGCATCTAGAAGTGTTCGTTGGTCAAAGCAAAAAGTTATGTATCTTTCCATCTCTTCTAAACATTCTTGTGGAAGGTTTTTAGAGGATATGTAGACACCTGTATCTGAACGAGTAAAGTCAGATGTGTACTTTCTGACGATCTTAAAGATCTGTTCGTGTTCATTTTGTTCAAGCTTTTCAAGAAGCGGTAATAGTTTCTCCGCTGTTACCGACATTTAGTTGTAATGTGTTTCCTGTGTTTAACTTCTTCTTACGGCGAACCTTATCCTTGGCACCTTCTGCTTCTGCTGGTGGTTGGAATACAACTTGTTTTATTTCATCTGCTGCGGGTGCCTTTGCTTGAGGTTTCTCTTCTTCAATGACTGGGACGGTGACTTCTGTTTTAGTTGGGGCGGATGCTGGTATACGTTTAATGAGTTTTGCTAGGACGAAGATGTTTTCGTCATTCTGCTTGAACTCTGCTCCTAGAACTTCAAACTCTACTTCATCTTTTTGCTCTATTTGTTCAAAATCAGTGTTTCCAATATGAAGATCACGAGGAAGAAGAACACGGAGAGGTGAAACTTCGGCATGAACCCCAATCTTGCTACGAAGAGTGACTGGTGCTGTCAAAGTTTGACCCTTGTGTGGTAAACATATATCTGCTTGAAACTTTACTTTGTATGAAACACCTTCATGAAGACTATCAAGACGACCCAACGAATAATCAATGATGACACTTGACTTTGGTTGAACGTATCCTTCAATTCCACAACGTCCTTCAACATGTGATTTGAGATACATCAGAATTGATGACTCAATATTCTTTTGAAGGTGTTTTGAAGGAACAGTAACTACTCGGACAAGTTCGCGTCTTTCAAACATTTTTTCTCCTGACATGTTATTCTTTATCCACGATCTGTTTTACTCTCTTTTAATCTGCTTAATATCTTTCCAGCAAACTCGGTTGTTGATAGAACTGCCCAAACTTCAGGTTGAACCCAGAAAATACGGTCACTGGTGGTTCTTGCTGCTAAACTTAGATATACACACTGCTGGTCTTTCTTCTTAAGTTCGGATGGAAAATCGTTGCCTGTGACATCTTTGGCAAAAGCACGTAACTCGGGTAAATGAAAGAAGGAACATTCTTTAGGACGAATAGTTTTCTCACGAGGAGCACGTTGAATATGACCTTCTTCGTTCACTATAAATGGTGCCATTTTCAAGCTCTGTTTTTCGACCGTGCACATAATCTTTCCTTCCTTCAATTTTTCCACAATGATGTCAATATGTGTATTTGCCCATGCTTTGTAGGCATCCAAATCTGTTCCAATTAATTCAACGGTTTCATTCTTTTCATTTACAATATCTTTTGGACCAAAAACAAGATAATTCAATCCTTCAATTAACAGACCTTCTGCGTAAGGTGGAACTGGTTCTTGACGTTGTAAAATGAGGTCTCGTTTATCATTCGGTTCCATGACCTGATCAACTAAAAACCAGTCGATGATATTTTGCGGAAACTTATTTGCTTCAAATGGAAACTTATATGATTCACGTAATGCTTCAATTGTTCCTACTTTTCGTTTTACTTTTGGCATTTCAATAATTTCTTCAGGTGCAACTTCTATTTCTACCTTGCCATCGTCTTTATCTGCTACCGTTCGTTCATACATTGTAGCATCTGTCATTCCATCGGGTAAGAAGGCATAGACTCCTCCACGATTTTCCAGCGTTCCAACTCGTCCATGTGAATCCTTGATTTTTAGGTGTTCGCTGATCGCACTTTGCATTAAATACGTAACAACTTCTGGCGAGTATTTGAGTTGTTCAAATAAATCTTCCTGTTTCCAAATTTCTTTCTTTTGAAATAGGTCCACAATCTTATCGTAAACCTCATCACGCACATCAAGAAACGAAGAAAGAGGACGAACATACACTTCCTTCTTTGATGGTTTGGTGAAATTGTAACATACTAACGAAGGATTACCGTCTTCAAATGTAGGAGCAGACAGTGCTGATAAAGGCATACCTATTTCCTGCTTGTCCTGTGCTCGTCGTTGTGGAATAATCAATGAACGCCATTCATCTGGAAGTTGATTGGTAGCAATTTGTGTAGAACAGTCTACTGCCGATTCAGCAAGAACACGCTTTACTTTTGCGATGCCTGCTGTTTTTGCTTCTACATACACACGATACGCATACTCATCATATGTTTCCTTTTTAGAATCAGCGTATCGGACAATATGTAAATAAACTGTACAATTTTGATCTTCAAACGGAAGTCCTGAATGCGAACAAGTTCGTAGACCTCGTCCAATAATCTGTTCAATACGACTCATGTTATACCACGGATCCAAGATATGAACCTGACGAACAAACTTGAAATCTACACCTTCCGAAATAAGTGGAGAACCGATAATGATACGAATATCTGAACCATTTACATTTTCTGGTTTGCGTAATCGTCTTACCAACTGTGTTACTTGTCGTTCAGACATATCGGAAGTCAAAAAAGCATATTTACCTTGTGAAGGACCATCGTATTCTCCTGATGGATTTTCCAGTAATTTACTTCCCAAAGCAGGTTCGAAACCGTGTTCTTCAAGTGCCATCGCAAACTGTAAAACACCACCTCTCACAAAGTTAGAAAACACAAACACAATACCCGATGACTGTTGAATACAGTTAATGACTGTCGCAAACTTAGTAGCATGTTTCTTGACATTCGAAGGTGATAGAAAGGGAATCAAGTTCTTGGCATAACGATACTGATACTTTGCAGCATTACGAGGTTTTTCAAAACATTTCGTGATAGAACGACCATCGGGTGAAACTACAATGGTTGGAATGAAATCTTCCTGTAACTTTCCTGATACAGTAGACACTGCCTTCTTTTGCGGTTCTTCGACATACGAAACAACCAATGGTAAATACTTACGTGGTTCAGTTATCTTTTTATCATTGATATCAGTTTCACGGTCTAGAGGTGCTACCATATCTTCAGGAGGTGGAAGACGAAATGGAAAGGTAAATGGATTTTCACCACGAATAAAGGATACGTATTCGTGAACCCATCCACGAAAGGTTGCTTCTGCTTCAGGTGTTTTGAATGAACCATCGTTCTTGAAAATCTGGGAAGCAGTGATTTTCTCACTGGGTTTCTGCTTCTTTTCGTTCCACAAAAAGATATTGAAAAAGATCATAATTTCCTGAAAACTGTTATACATCGGTGTAGCAGTCAAGAAAACGAGAGTCATACCGTTTGCAATTTGGGCAATGCGTTGAACGCTTTCTGATTGTATCTTTTCGTCCTTGTTGTCTTCTTCACGCAAACTGTGTGCTTCATCAATGATCAGGAGTCTTCCGTCAAAGTTTTCATGAACCCATGCCTTAAAGTCTGTAGGCGATAAAGTCGTTCGTTTCTTGTCCACCAAATTCGCAAACTGAATACCTCCTGAAAACTCGTAAAAATCATTAATCATTCGTTGGACAATACCGTTCATTTTTTCACGGTTTTCTGGATTTTCCCATCTTAATCCTTCTATCTGTGCTCTTTCCAACTGTTCAAGGTATCGTCTTCCTGTACATTGTTGCGACATCAAGATACCCGAAGGATCTTGTTTTACCCGTGTAACATCAAATATTTGTGTCCTAAAGTTTTCTTGGACGGCAGTTGATGCCAAAACCAAAACTTTCTTGTCTTGAAACTCCGGTCTCAAAATATACTCTTCTGCTACTTGAATAGCAGTACACGTTTTACCTACCCCTGTTCCGTGAACCAAAAGCATAGAACGAGTAGGACTGTCTGGCGATAATAAACGACGCAAAAACAACTGAAATGATGCCAGATGAAAATCTCGTGACTCGCAGTTTTCTTTGCGTAACTGTTTTAGTGTTTCTAAGGATGCAGGTGGAAGTGCTTTTGCTTGGACTTCTACCTGTTTCTTAATTTCCTCCTCCATGTTATTTAAATAGGGTTATAAAATATGGATCTTTGTATCGCTTGTTGGTTGGCATTGTATTGAACACGATCAATAGGAGAACTTGTATGAAGATGTGTGTTTGGTTGAACATAAATTCCAGCTGCTCGATTGGCAGTATTGACTTTTACCATGGTTTGAAGTTTGAGTGCTTTTAATAACATGGATTGATCGGTAGCACCTGGACGACCTCCTACACTTTCCGAAGGACCAAAAGCAATTAAACGATTAGGCATTATTCTATACTTACATAAGATAATGGGCGGTGGTTTATTTGGAACTCCTTTAGCACTCAATCCTAAATGTTTGGCATTTTCTGGATTATTAATTGCTATTTACTGGATGCCTCCTTGGGCTCCACTTAAAACAGCATACGATATAGCGTTCAAACGAGCAGTTACAATACTTCTCGCGTTTGCGGGATATATTCTACTTGCGTGGTATGATGTTTGGTATGATTGTAACGATCATCTGAAACCAACCTTTTTAGGATGGTTAAGTGCTCCTTTCAAACCTGCTGAATACGAAGAAAATTACAATAAACTTCCTATCAAGTGGCAGAAGATTGTGCGTTGGGTTGATATTGTAGCACTGGCATTTGCTATACTCTTTGTATCTGCTCCTTTCTTCATTTATTCTAAATAAACTTCTTCTTAGTCATTCGGCGTCTTCTTTTTCGTCCTGCGGTCATGTGCTTACGAGCACGTGCCTTAAAATCTTCAATTTTTTGTTTGAGTTTAATTGAATCTTCCATATACGATTGGTGGGTTTCTGTCTTCAGCCATGGTGCGTCTTTGAACTTGCTACACCATGTTTGAATTTCTCTTTTTAAACCCTCTGGTAAATCCTTTCGGCCTGCTACTCCACTACAGGTTTTAATTATATCAGAATGTATTTTAACTGCTTCTGCAGGTGTCATTATATGTCTATTTAGATTTGTTTTGAACTTTACGTGTTTTATATGAAGGTTTTCGTATTTGTTTACGTGTCTTTCTTCCTCCACTTTCTTCAGTTTCTAAAATTACACCTCTTACATCACTTACCAATTCACTTGCTCCTGGTTGACAATGATAACCACTTGTTATATTCACTTGATTTCCGTGCATATTTATACCACGATAATCTGTTTGTATATTCTGTTCACTTGTTACATTATTAATTCTTTCACCTGTTTCAACAAATTCTATAATTTTGTATTGTCCTACAGCAGATATAAAACGATCATATTTAACAAGAAAATTTCCAACTCCTGATATGTACATATAAGGTTGATCTAATTCAACTTGTTGTAACGATGGAGGACCTCTTTCTCTTTCCACTTTACATTTATATCGTATTGCCAATCCTGATTCTGAATCTTGTCGAAGAACTTTTCTAGGAACTGAAAAATACGAATCTTTTGCTTTAAAAATGATTTCATCAGATTTACATAAAATATTTAATAATGGAATTTCTTCAAGATTAATAAAGTCATATATTTTCTGATTTGTGAACTTAACTTTTACTTCTGGAATTTCTACAACATTAAAATTTCTGTAAAAAGCAGGTTTTGGTTCATTGTAATATTCTTCCTGTTCTCGATCTAAATCTGAATATGTATCCAGACCGTCTTCTGACTCCGATTCTGAACCACGACGACGATTATTATCAAACGCAGGAAGTTCGCGTTCTACAACTCTTGGTTGGTCTGTAAAATAATCACCTAAAAGTTCAGGTTGGTTGTGTAGTCCTAAAGAAAACGTTATACCTTTCTTTAATTTTGGTGCTTCATGAATTAAGACTTCACTTACTATAACTGTTCTTTTATCGTTTACTTTTTCAAACTCGATGTTCTCTAATTCTGGAACATCAGTTACAGATAATTCGTCTATTTCTGCATTTGATCTTGAATTAACACCACAATCAGGAACATAATGTATTATAAGAGTTTTTAGTTTCGATAAACTAGATACAACTAAGTTATATGACGCATTACTAACTTCGACAGTTTCAACATTATCACAATTTCTTATATCGAAATGTCCTAAACATTGTTTTTTAAGAATTACCTTTTCTAAATCAGGACATTCATCAATAGTTAATTCAATAAAATTTTCATTCGTGATATCGTTATCATTAATTTCTTTTAAACCATTTACTCTAGTTAAAGAAAGGGTCTCAAATTTTTGAATTTCTTTATAAGGTAAAGAAGTTAAGTTTAAATCCTCTAAGTAAAGAACATTATTACCTTCACTTACTTTTATTTTTTGTAATAACTTTTCCGTATCTGGACCGTAATCTGGTAAAGTTAAACCATCATCTTCTTCTGAATGAAGAAGTTCAGGTGGAGGTCTTTCTACAACTGTTGTTTCTCTTGTAAAGTAATCACCTATATATGTAGGTTGGACTCCATATTTATGCAAAACTAAATTTTTCTTTAATTTTGGTGCTGCCGTTATTGTAATTCTCCTTGTTATATATGTTCTCTTACCGTCTACTGTTTCAAATGTAATGTTTTCTAATTCTTGAACATTA